AAAAAGAATACAGAAGCTCCGGTTACAGAAGAGGTTAAAACACAAGATCCTACAGTTACTTCAGAAACACCGGTTATTTCAAATGAAGAATCTGAAAAACAAGAGCAAGACACTGTTGAAACTCCAGATACCTCCTCTATCAAAGAGTCTTCTCAAAAACCTGAAAAAAAAGACAAAACAAAAGAAAAAGATGAAATACCAGAATTCGTAAAAGAACTGTTACAAAAATATCCTGGCTATCCGGCATTGTATATTGATTCCAAAGGTGGTGTATTCACCGCAGATGCACAACCTAATTGGGTGAAGGATGCTATTCTTTATCAAAATCCGTATTACAAACAATAAAATTTACAAATATGGCATTAGGTGGCGTTTTTATGAGTGATACCGATGGAAACATTGGAACAAGCTCTACAACCTCAACTGAAAAAGTCACAGGTTTGCTGTTTGATATTTCCAAACAAGCTAAATTCTTCGAAGAAGGTGCTGGTTTGGCCGTAAAAGACAAATTACAAGGTAATGTTATTGAAATCAATTCTATGGATGATTTGAAAGAACTTGGCATTACCGCATACTCCGGTGACACTGAAAAGGATTTACTGTTTGGAATTCCTTATTATCATATCAATCATTTCTTTGGAATACAAGGAAGCACAGGACGTTTGTTTATCATGTTTGCAGACTGTGGTGTAGATTGGAATGCTATAGAACAAATGCAACGTGCAGCACATGGTATGATTAACCAACTCGGTGTTTGGACTGAACAATCGTTGTGGAAACAAACAGATCCGGAAGCAGAAACATATAGCATTGACCTAGTTACAGATCTGCAATCCAAAGCTGCGTCTTTAGCTGATGAAAATGCTCCTTTATCAATCTTGTTATGTGCAAATTCCGCAGTAATTGCAACAGCTGAAGAATCTGTGAAGAAAGTAGAACTGGGCAAAATACCTACGTGTGTCATTAATGCTCGGTTTGTCAGTGTATTGCTTGGCCAGGGATTAGACGCTGATGTATCAGCTATGCAGCTTGCTAACCCGAACCTCACTCCTGTAGGAAATATTGGAGCCGCACTCGGATGTATCGCTTCAGCAAGCGTACAAGAATCATTCGCATGGGTAAATAAGTTCAATTTGATTGGTTATTTCCCAGATATTGAAATGGGATTCGGAGATGTCACTTTAAATAGCGAGGATAAGTTAACAAGTACATTAAAGTACTCATCTTTGAATAAAATCCAATTGGATGATCTGGACGATAAGGGATATGTCTTCTTGTGCAAATATTCTGG